ATGTCTGCCTCAGTGGGTTCTTTGTCTAGGTGACCATATCTTAATATGAGTAGTGGCAAGAGATCCTCAAGTCGAATGATCGCGGCATACTCACGCGCATCTTCACCCTGTCCATTGAGTCTGATAACCCCAAAGCCTAATTCCCCCGAAATGGCTGTACGGCTTTTCAGCTGTGCTAAATATGCTTTCGGTTGAAATCCAGCGCGGGCTTTGACTTCAACATCGAATGGCACATTAACAATATCCTTGCCACTACCCCTTCCCACACATGCGCCTTGCCAAACAGTCGATAGGTACTGTGCGACAACACGCTCTGTGCGGAAACCTCTGTGTTTCCTATGTTGGGTCATAGGTGATGCTTATTTTCACAATTCTTGCAGAAGAATAGGACTGCACCATCATGGATGCGATCATACTCATTGACTTGAACGAATGAATCGCAGTCCGAGCAATTCTCTACGCCACCATATCCGCTAAAGCTGTATATGTGACGATCTACTGGAGATCTATAAATCTCATCAAAGTTGAACTTAGCCATGAGCCATGTACCCCATTGCAACGCCACCGATAAATAAGCACAATACTAGGAACACTAGCAGCTTCTCTGAATCATCCATTAACTGTGCTGCATTTCAAGCATTGCCATGAAACTGTGCCATTGACAGCATCCTGAGATAAATCAACCAGGTTCTTGATTTGGACTGGCTCATTGCATAACTGACATGGCACAAAGGCTGACATTAGATCGACCCACTCACCATTTATCTTGATTCCGATGTTACCCATCAAACTCTCGCTTTCTGTGGTTGGAACTTTCCGTCTGATCCCAGTGTGTACCACTTGGTAGGGCATCGATGAGCTGATGAGATTGCTGTATTACAGAAGTAGCCACCCCATGCCTTTCCATTCTTTTCACCCTCACGCCATTGCATGTGTCCATGTTCGCAGCTTGGTGCTTCTACTGCCTCGCCTGTTCCCATGATCGCAGCTACATTCTCCATAGCCTTTTCAAGTGTGACAGGTGCATCCACTACGCCCCGATATTCTCCAACAGGTGTAGTCCAGTAATCCTGATCATCTGGCTTGACATCTTGGAGTGCTGGCTTTACTACTTTTGTAGCAACGACTTTAGTCATTTCCTCTCGGCTTGGTCTCTTTCCTTTAGGCGCATAACCTGCATTTGCAAGTGCTCTGCCGATTGCCGAAGTCTCGCAATTCTCCAGTGCTGAAGTCTGATTAACGCCCCTGCTAGTAACTGTTTCTTCAGCGTACCCTGTTGCCCATGCAACGCCATCTTCAGCATTCTTAAATAAATAAGCTTTAACGATGTATCGAGAAGCCTCGACAACTTCCAGTTCAGTAGATATACGGAACGAAGGATAGTCCTTAATAAACTTTTCAAGTCGAACCTCCACTGGTTCATAGTCGGCTAAATTAAACATAGAGTTCATTCTCCTCTGTTGCTAGTTGTCCTGCGAGTGCGCCATAGCTGCATAGATCGACCCAGTTGTCGATGTGTTGGGCTGATTGATTAGTCCGTGCAAGTTTAACGAGCACCATGATCCCTGCGACTTGATAATCGTGGATCGGTGTCTGTAGGTATGCACTGAGGAGCATTGCGGTGTGTTGCAGGTTATCCGCAGGGTGACCATACGAAAGCCCACGATCGCGGATCGTGTCTGTTGCGGTAAGTAGGATCTCATTAGCGCGCATCTGTTGTCACTCGCTGAAATGACTTAGCCACGATCAAGCCCTCACGCTTGCCTTCGTTAAAACCCTTAGCCCAGCCTACTAAATACCATAAAGCATTAGCTGCGAGTAGCAGCACAATCATTGGCATCTCAAAGCTCATTAGTTGCGCTCCTTACATGAAGTGCATTCCCATTGAACTTGACCATCTTTGCTAAGTCCTCGAACTACACGCCATGAGTGACTATGGATCTTCTCGATTGTTGCCATTTTTTTACCCTATCTGTAGCAACGCCCTCGGTTGCTTACAGAATTAGTGTGACAGAAGTGTCCGACTAATCAAGTACATTCTGATAACGAAACGATAACGATTCTCCCTCGTCCACAGCATCATCCAGAGTGCGTTTGATGTCAGGCGTAAAGTCGTCCATATAGGGTGAATGATCCGTCCTTGTTGATTGGCACTAAGAATGGGCTAACTCGATCTCCATGTGTCTCAATGACTGCCACAGACATCTGCCAATTAGCACTGCCAGCCTTGAGATAAGAAGCTTTCTTCTTGTCCATGACATTTCCTGCCTCTAAGCCCCAAAGAGTCCTGTATTGGCTTCCTAAGCCTTCTGTGTAGGCACTGATGCCCGCTCTATGGGTATGTCCGCAGACTACAGACTTACCGAACTTCTTAGCCAAGCCAAGAGCTGTAAGTCCTGCATTGCTATTCATCGATCCTTCGTCTCCGTGGACTAAGACCCAGCCCTTATGGAACTCAAAGGGCTTCTTATGAAAACGAATCCCCAAGTCATTGAAACCCATAAAGCGGGAATACTCGAGTTCTGGAAGTCCGATGAGGCTAGGAGCTCCTCTAACGAGAGTGTGGTATAGACGATCGGTGTGGTTGGATCGAGTGATGTCGGTAGTGCCGAGATCCCATAGGATGTTCTGAGCCAGACTTCGATCATAATCTAGCTGCCCTTCATACTCCAGATGTGTGCCTTTAGCCCACTTAGACTGAGACTGCATGTCAAGCTCATCGCCTGTGTTAAGGACTAAATCGAACTTCTCGCGCTTTACTAACTTGATAAGATTCTTAACTGCTTGCTCATGATGATATGGAATCTGTAGATCCGAGATCACCAAGTATCTGCGTTTAGTCATCATCCTCATCTTCGTAATCCCCGAACTTCTCAGGGTCAATGGGATCAGGCAGAATCCAGTGAGGATAGGCTTGCGGTTCTGTGATCATGAACATGGCAATGTCCTCTGCGAAACCTGCTCGCTTTAATGAACAGAAGTATTCATAAAGTCCAATGCAGTAAGCATCGAGCTTTGAGTAACCTTGTTCCTCTAACGCCTTAGTTGCTTTTCTTGCCATAGCACAATGCTACCTGTCAAGCAATATGTTATAGATCTCATCGACTCGCGTGTTGAGTCTTTTGATCTCAGACAACAGGTGTGTGATTACATAGCCAGACAAGCCACCAAGAGCTGCGATGGTGGCAAGGTAAAGCGTGAAGAAGTCGCTTTGTGTCACTTCTTAATGCCCATAGAAGGATCATTAGGTGAGAGGTAACGCAGTACAGGTGGAAGGATTGATGCAATCCCTGCTGCGATGAGTGCCTGTGGATCTGTAACACCGGCAGCATACATGGAGATTGCTGCTACTAAAAAGGCTCTAGCCCAAGATCCTGCTGCTGTCTTTAGTTCATTCATTAGATGCTCCTAACATAGGTACTTGAAAAAAAGCCCCATCATTGTCAGCTTCTTTCTTAAAGCTAACATGCATGTGCTTAGTGTGTTTGTTAGCCCCTGTGTAATTGCGCCACTTCCAGTTAAGGATGTGGGAACAAATTCGTCCATCGTAAATGATGTAACTAATACGCTTGTCTGCTTTTGACTTGGACAAGGTGCGAAGCTGATCAGCAAGATCTCCCATGATGTCGGGCTTGCCACTTTTGTGGAGATCTTTGTCCACATCAATGGCACGAACCCAACCCTGCTCATCTGGATTATGATCTGACTTGCGAGTAGCGTGTCGGGTATCACCGATCCAACCATCCGATGTGCGGTCACGATCTGGGAACGAGTCATCAATCTGCTCTCTTAACTGGACAGCAGCTTTAGAAAGTTTTACCTTCATGCAAGTAAGAGCTTCGCTTCGTCCTCGGTAATGCCCAAGCGTTCTAACAACGCTGCTTTTGCCGCATTCTTTTGTGCAATAGCAACCTTTTCTGCTTGAATCTTTGATTGCTCAGCTTGATAAGTTTCGAACTCCGATTCAGTCATTTCACGATCTAAAACTTCACCTGTGGCTGCATCATGGATTCTGATAATTGGATTAGTCATTATTTCACTCCGTAGATTAGGACTGTGCCAGTAGAAAATGTGCCACCTGAAGTTGTGAATTTCAATGATGAAATAGCGGTTGTGGATTGGAAGTAACCAGTATTGCTTAATCCACCAGTTGATCCCGATTCATTGACATAACCACCAGCTGCTTGTATTGGCTTATAAGTCGATGATGCATAGTTCATAATATTAATTGACCACGCATTAAGACTAGAGGTGGACTCGACCTCCAAAGTTCCATTTGTTGAACTTAGATAAAATGCAGTCGCTCCTGGTCCGTCAGTTACATTTGCGTAATTAATAACTGACCAAACTTTGTCAGTCACGGAATTTGGTTGCATATAAACTAGTGAATCTGCTGACATTGTTATGCCATAAACAAAAACCATCAAGTTTGTATAGGTTTGATCAATGCTGCTAATTGTCGTAGATGCACCTGAAAGAGTGGTGGTTGAAAGTAAAGTCATGCCACCGCCTGATGCAGGTGTTGCCCACTTTAAGCCTGTTGCAGCAGTTGAGTCAGCTGTTAAGACTTGATTATTTGTTCCTACTGCTAAGCGAGCAGGTGTATCTGCTGCTGTTGCTGTGATGAGATCGCCTTTAGCATCAAGAATGACCAGAGGATCTACGGCTGTCCATGAAAAGTCCATGTCTGTTCCAGATGCCTTAGTTAGTACCTGTCCAGTAGTGCCACCCTTTAGATCGACCAGAGAAGCATCGATAGAATCGCCTAGTGTCTCAATGGCTACTGCGCCATCCTTGACTAGGTCAGTACTGGTTGGTACTGCCCAACCAAAATTAGGGGTCGTTGTTGCCATTAGGTTAGAGCTCCGATCGCTTTAGACCACTGTAGTGTACCATTTACGCCACTCCAGATGGTGTTAGTTGGAATTACTGTTGCCCATGTCGGGGCTATAAGTGAGAAGTCCGTAGGTGAGACATAGATAGTCGCATCAACAAAAGTTGGTGTGGCTCTCATTGAGATACCCTCTACAAAGCCTGAGAAGTACCCCTCGAACATGTTGAAGGGTAGGTTAGTGATAACTACTGGCTCACCAAAGAATAGGTTTATAAGGTCATCTCTAAGCGCATTTGGCATAAGAGGATTGTCAAGTCTGAAAGTAATCTGGTCAAGCTGCGTTCTAGGCGTTGAGCGCAGGGCTAAATCGCGCTCGATGATGTCCTCGATGTCTGCCAGAAAGCGGATGTTGGAATCAAATGTTCTCTGGTAGCGACCATAGGTAGTAATAGAAGCATCGTCTGTGGCTGAGTAGGTGCTGCCGTAATCATTGCCATAGCGCACAATCTCACTGTTGCGAATCTTGCCAATCTGGAGAATTGACTTAACGCTGGCTGGAGATGCGTAGTTGCCGTCTAACTGGGTTGAGCCATTAGCTGCTAAGTAGTTGCTTCTATGATCCGCATCTGCATATGAGATGCGACCCTGCTTGTCCTCGTAGAGCGTTCCGAGTGCGCTGTCTGCTATCTGCTGAACTAAGGTCTGAGTATTGCGGTCTGCTGCACTGAGGTTGTCCATCTGATAAAGACCAGAATCGATCTCACCCAATCCCACATTCTCAGCATTAGCCCATGTCGTAGTCGGATCGTAATTGACCCATTGAAGGGCAGGTGCTACTTCAATCCATTCATTGACTAGCAGTTCCTCTAAGATAATAGCGATCTGCTCGCCATCTAACCCATGAGCCACAGAATCTGTGTAGATTGCTTTAGGCAGTTTAGCCAAAGCACCGACTGCAAGTATCGTTCCAAGAGTGACATACCCTGATTCCTCTGGACTTCTGACTGAAGTTGAGAAGTCTGAGACTGTGCCACCAAATACAGGCACATAAGTGCCACCGCTATCTTTGAGCTCTAAAGTCAGTGAATCTGTAACATCGATGTCAAAGAGGGCATTAGTCGAGTTGATGATGTCCATGCGGGCATAACCTGCTTGGCATTGGCGATCTATGTCAATGCGCCCTGTAGTTACATTAACACCTGTGACATTGGTATAGACAGTCGTGCCGACTGTTATGCGCCATTCTGGAAGCCAAGTCATCCTATTGACAAACTCGTAGTTCCGCGCTGATTGGCTTGACGAATAGCATCCTCGATTGCTCTTGCGATTGCTTCTGGATCTCCCACGCCTGTATTTACTGTTAGGTAATAATTAGCTGCTGCCTGAGCTGCATAATTTGCGCCTCTTGTTGCTCCTGCTGCACCTGCGCCACCTGCTAAACCTCTAATAAATGAAGATCTTCCAACATCTTCGGCACTAAATGTGTCTAAAGAAGTAGTGCTTAAAGAACTTGCATTTAATGCTGCAAGGTCTGCCTGAGTTTGTAAATCTAGTAAATAAGCAAAAGCATCAGCTCGTTCTTGAATTGCCTCAGATGCTTCAATAAGAGCTTCAATTGATGCGTTTGTTCCCACTTCCATAGGAATGGGTGCAATGTAATCTCCGCCTGGAATACCCGAACCTAGTGTTCCACTTGAAGGTACTGGAGTCTTAGCCTGAGCATTAGCCTGTGCCAGAAGTTTAAGCATTTCCTGAATCTTGGCTAGTGCTGCATCAAGGTTATTAAGATTGATTAGATCTTTAGGCTTAAGGCTATCAAGAATCGATTTTATGTCGCTAAGTTTAATACTTTGTCCAGACAACACGCTAAGTACTTTAAGATCTGCATTAAGTTTATTCGTAGCAGCAACGATGGCTGCTTCATCCTTAGCAGCAATAGCATCCTCTAGATCTGATATTGACTTCTTGATGTTTAAGCGAGCCGTATCATTGGCAATCTGTAATCTTTGAGTGTCTGTTGTGGATCTGGCTAACAGCTCTGCTTGATTCTGGAGAGCTGCTGCATTCTGGATCTTCTCCATGTCAAAGACATCGTTGCCCTTATTAAGAGCAAGGTTAGCCTTATCAATAGCAAGCTTTAATCTTGCTGCCTTCAATGCTTTTATTTCTTCTGCTGTAAGTTTCTTCTTAGCCCCTAAAGTCTTGACAACATACTCAGCCTGTAATCTGGCTAGATCTGCTAAACCTTGAGCCTCAACGCCAGCGGTAGATCTTGTTGCAGCACCTAGTTTGTTTAAGGTTGCTATTGCTCCGAATATAGGATTGGTGGACAAAACAAGTTCCATGATTTTGCTAAGCCCGGGGATCTTGTTCACTTGTTCGACTACATTTTGTATATATCCGACCATTACACCCATGCCACGAATAACATCTGCTGTGTAAACAGCAACGCTCTGCATTTGGACTGCTAAGTTATCTACAGTATCTTCATCGCTTAGAGATCTAATAGCATCAATTAAACCTTCACCGATAATCTCTTGCACATTAGCCGATGCAACGCCTAACTTATCGATTGAACCTTGAAAGGTGTTAGCAGCTTGTGTTGCAGAACCTGCAAATGTGGTTTCAAGTTGGGAAACGATATCCTCGAACTTGCCAGCCTTTAGGTCAGCCTTAGAGATACCTACACCAAGTTTAGACAGTGCAGTATTGTTTCCTAAATATGCCTTGCTCAATGCGGATGTGACTGAACCTAAGTCCTTGCCTGTCGAGGCTGAAATATCTAAAGCAAGATTGAGAAGCTGCTGTGCTTGCTGTGTGTCGCGTGTTGCTACCGCTAGTGTCTGATAGGCAGGGCGCAGCTTGTCATCGAGAATCCCGAACTCGCTTTGTAATCTTTGGATGTAATCCTCAGAAGATGCGGCATCTCGACCTAGTCCAACATTCTTAAGAGCAAGGGCTAACTGCTTCTGCGCCTTTTCATCTTCTGCTGCTGCCTTGATGGAAGCCTTACCGAAAGCAAGAATTGCCTGACCGCTGAAAGCAAGACCTAGAGCTCCTGCCAATTTCTTGACATTCTTCTCCATCTTGTCTGTTGCTGTTTCGGCTTGCTTAAAGCCCTTCTTTCCAGTGAACTCGGCAGCAATATCAATAATCACATTAGCCATGATTAGCCTCTCACTGTTGCTCGTTGATTAAGTTTAGTGGCTGCTGTTGAAACAGCTTTGAGCACACCTTCTCTAGCCTTGCCATTGTTCTCATCATAGGCACGATAAAGCAATCGACCTTGCATGCGATCCTTACCCTTAAGAGGCGCACGAAACTTGCCATCTTGATTAAGAACAAATCGACTCTCTGGGCTTTTCTTGCCCATGCGTTCGTATATTGAACCTGCTCGGCTTTTGTTAAACACCTGCGCAAGGGATCTAAATCCTCTTGAGTTAGCCTTTGATGGGCTTGTCTTAAAACCAATTTTAGATTTAACCTCAGCAGGATTAAAGGTAGGGAATGTTGCCTCAGACATCTGTCGAGGTAGCCATCCGCTCAGCACTTCTCCGCGATCTGGGACATAGCCTCTAGCAGCTTTAGAAATCGGTGTAATTGCTGTCTTGATTTCTTTCTGAGTTTCTTTTGCTAGATCAGGTGCGAAAGTCCGGAGAGCTTTACGAAGTTCAACGGCGCCCTTTACGCTTGCTGGCATCGCTCACCTCTTTCGCTTCATCCTTGAGCCCTTGCACTAATGCATCGAGCATGGTCTTATCTAGATCTAATAAGTGCTGTGGCGCGATTCCCAATCTAATGCTTAGCCTAGCGATTAGATAGGTGAACGGAAGATCGCGCTTTAAGCTAAAGGGTCTGAGTCTAATACCTCAACACTCTTAAGTGTCTCGATAAACTCAATCCCGAAAGGCTTAACAGTTTCACCTGACCTGCGTGTTACTTCCCAAGCAAGCCAATAGACCATGCTCTGCATTTCGTCATCACGAAATGCTTTATGGAACCCTTTTTTATGGTGTGATTCAAATGCAAATTCCACAGCTGGTGTGATTTCGCCTTCTAGCACACTTCCATCATTACGAACGATCTTTAGTTTTGCCATGAGTTTGCCCCTTTATAGTTTGTTTAGAATGTGCCTGTTGTGGCGACTGCAACTGTTGAGTTAGCAGTAAATGTGATCGATTGTGTGGACATATCGCCAACAGCACCATTGATGTCTGTTGTGTTGTTCACTAGAAGTGACACAGTGTAAAGAGGGTTAGTCGCTGAGACTGCTGTTCCCTTTTCCTGTAGGAATACACATGTGACTGTTGTACCCCATGCAGCTTGTAGTGTTGCCAATACATTCGCTGATGCTGTGTCGTTTAGGAAGTCGATTGTTACAGATGATGCTTCCAAGCCCTTAACGAACTTGTGTGCTGTGTCACCCATTGCAGTTACTTCTAGCTCATCGAATGTGCGGTTAAGAGTAATAGATGTTACATGGTCAGAAAGATCAACAGTGTTAATCTTCACGCCAACTTTATTGTTTAGAAATACAGCCATGAGATTATTCCTCGTCTTTCTTAGTAGTTACTGGCTTTGGTGCTGGTGTGCTTACTTGCCCGATTTTCTTCAGGAAGTCAGCGTTTTCTTGTTCCCACTCGGACATGTTTAGCTCCAACTCGTTAGGATTGATACGGACATCTCGCAGCTGAGTAGGTCACCCGATGCAGCATTGAGAATACTTGGTGCGCTTATCGCGCTTACATTATAGACGAGAGATGATGCTGCGAGCTTAGCAAACACGCTACAAACAGTATCCTCTATCCCGTTAAGGTTTCCCTCATTGTCGAAAAGTGGCACAGTCATGATGACCTTAAAGTTAGCCATTGGTGCAATAGTGATGTGCTGATTATTGCTAGGTACGATGTACTCTGCATCTGGAGACACGATCACGCTGTTGGCTAATACGACACTTGGCGGGAACGCGAAAGTCTGCCATTTAGCATTATCGACTAAAGCCGTTGCTAAAGTAGTGCGAAGTGTAGTGATAGCAACAGGCATCAGCCCACCATCGAGTTAGGTGATAAGCAGTGCGCGATCAATCCTCGCACCTTAGCGAGAAGCTGCGCGCTCATTCGGTAAGGGCTTGGCTGGAAATCGACAGCGTTACTGCCTGAAAGGGTGGCTGTACGCGCTTGCCAGATCTCAACAGATATCATCAAAGCTGCTTGCTGGACTGCTGTGTCAGTTGCATAGTCAGTGACTGTACCTGCAACAATTCCAAAAGGCTGGATGGCGTGAACGCCTTGATCTGCTCCAGTTGCAGCATATGAAAGTGAGCCTGAACCAATGGCAGTAATTGTCTTAGTGCCGTTATATGGGCTTCCGTTTTTAGTAATGATTACGCTTTGTCCGACATAGAAATCTTGAGAAATGTCCTGACCAAAGTAAAGAGTTGCCACATTGTTGCTAATGCTTTGATGCGTGTTATAGATCTCGTTCTGCCAAAGCATAGGCAGAAGGACTACATCCGTTGCATCGCATACCTCTTGAAGGGTTGCATCTGGATACAAAGTACCGACTCCGAGTGTTGCACGGAGTTCTGCGACTGTTGTAAGTGCCATGATGTCCTTTCTCAAGACTCTGGGGAGTAGAGGGCTACTACTCCCCAGAGCGACTTAGTGAGTTTTTACGCCTTGTTATTCTTAAATGCGCCAGCAGCAACCTTAGTTGCGATAGCACCGAATCCGTAGTAACCAACTGTAACTGATCCGTTAGCTGTTGATTCTGCGCGTAGGCGGTATGTTGGTGACTCGTACCATGTGTAAGCGTCTGGGTTAACAATTAGGATTGTTCCATCGCCATCGCCACCATTTGTTGGATCTACATAGAGGTTCAAGCCAGCGACATTTCCTGTTAGAGATGTTGGTGCTACTTGACCGCCAGCGTTCATTGGCTGTGATGCTGTGTAGATTGGGCGACCTGCATCGTTCAATGACATGATGTTAGACCATTGTCCTGTTGATACGACCATGTTGCGAGCGAATGGGTTTGCAAGACCTGCTGTTGCTCCATAGACAGAAGCTGAACCGCGAGCAACAATTCCTAGAAGCTCTGATGCTGTTGGGTATGTTGCAACTGTTGTTGCATCTGTTGTTGCTCCAGAGATCAACGCTGCGTTAACTGCTGCGTTTGTTGCCTTTGCGTAAGCTGCTGCCATGTTGCGCACTAGCTCATCGAAGAATGCTGGAGATGTACGATCTAGCAATTCAACAGAGAATGTCTGCTGTCCTGCATACTTCTGTACTGTTACAGATAGGAAGTTAGAGTTTTGATCTGTGTCGCTGAATGCATCGCCTTCTGGCTCGATCGCAACTGTAGGCATCTGTGTGATGCGTGGGATCTCGAAAGTCATACCTGCATCTGGAAGCACTCCACGAGAGATTGCATCGATTGATGGACGGATTGTTGTTCCGAGTGGGTTGATGATTTCTGACAACTGACGAGTTGGAACAAGTCCAGCGTTATCTGTTGTATCTGCTGCTGCGCGTAGGTACTGACGAGCATCCTCATCGCCTAGAGCTGCGCGGATTGAGTTTTCTGCATACTTAGCTGCTGTCAATTCGATGCGTGGCTTTGTGAAGTATGCTGCTGAAACAGTTGGGCGAGCAGCTTCGACCGCTGGTGCTTCAACTGGTGTTGCTTCGACTGCTGGAGTGGTTTCTTCCACGGTGGCTGTCTCGCTTTCTGTTGGTTGGGTTGATTCTTCTACAGCAGATTCTTCTGCTGCAATATCAGTAACCTGAGCAGACTTAAATGCTGGCTCTGTTACTAAACTTACTTCGACCAAGCGAGCAGCGGACACATATGTCACGCCATCCTTGATCTTTGACTTGAGGACTTCTGCCCCAATGCTCAATCCTGACTGCAATCCTTCTTCTGCAAGGATTAGAGCTTCTGTACCGCGCTGAGAGCGACTGATAGAAAAGACTGCATCGATTGAGTTCTCTGACTCGCTAAAAGAAACCATGCGACCTAGAGGCTTCTTGTTATCGTGCTGGCTTAGCAACTTGATTGCTTTAGGATCTTCGATAGCAATAGATCCAGAAGCAAAGATTACTTTGCCCATGTTGGTAGATCCTGCTTCGACATTGAGAGGCACGATCTTGCCTGAGACTGTGCGATTCGCTGAGTCTGCTGTTAGATCAGCCGAGAAGGTGATTACTTGGTTCATTCTAGACCATTGCTTCCGTTAGGTGTTAGATCTGTCATTTCCATAGCCTGTTCCTGGGTAACCAGATTAAGGGCTAGGAGTTTTTCAATTACTGCGAGCTCTTGCAGTGGATCAGTGCGCAAGAAGTTCTTATCAATATCGAACTTGACTACATTTCCGCGAGCAGTGATGTCATCCATTGATAAGCGATCTTCGATCGCAGTAATGAATGGCTGTAAAGAGAGTGTTAAAAATTGCTTGCGTTCATCATTGACATTTTGATATGTATAACTTGAGTTCTGATCTGCTGAAACATAGATCGCTGGAACATTGCATAGGCGCGCAATTTCAGTAGCAAGATTTTGAATCGCTTCGTTGTACATCATGTCTTTAGGTGAGAAGCCAACAGTCTTGTAATCTAAAGTGCTTGTTAGATAAGCAGTAGAGTTACTTTGACGAGCTCTTTTCCATGCCGCTAATAATCCTTGAACTTCTGCCGGTGGAAGGTCAGCCCCTGAGTTCTGGATAAAGCCAGTACTCATTGGAGTAGCTGCTGCGATCGCTGCTGACTTCTGAACATCAATAGCTGCGCGAATTGTTTGCACACCAGTGTTAAGAATGCCATCACCTAATGATTGGAATGTGACAAGAGATCCAAGTCCGTCCATTGGTAATGTCGTGCCATCAACTGCATAAGATTTAACAAAAGTATTTGTGCTATCTAGTGTTGCAGTTACTCGATGATTAGCGATCCATTCGAACCGAGCGGGCCTGCCATCTTCCTGATAGACCTCTACGACCTTCCAGAAGGCTTGCCCATAAAACAGAAGTGAATCAACAGTCCACGCGATTGTTACAGATCGTGGCTGTGAATATGAAGGCTGCTCTAACCATGCAGGTGAGCCAAGTTCTTCGTTAGTAGATTTCTTATAAAGCTCTAAAGGAATTGCTCCGATAGTTCCACATAGCAGATTGCGACAGCGCATAAGTGCTGGAACAGAGATCGCTTCGCTTCTGCCAATGAAGGCATATTGGAAGGGCATTGCATAAGGTGAATACTCACCAAGCACCTGAGGTGCGGACTGAGCCTGTAATTGTGGCTTAGCTTCAAGCCCGAATGTCTGCAAGATTCTACCCATAGACAGAAACTATAGCATTTGTCAAGCAATTAGACAATGTGATATGGGTGTGTCTAGGTAAAGATTTGTGGCTTCGGTTGAGGAATCATTAACTTACTCACGACCATAGCAAGTCCAATAGGGGCTGAGATATCTCCAGCACTTTTTCGCTTAATGATGCGCCAAGCCGAATCGTTCACCTTAGCTGCGCAGTTATTCATCTGCTGGATCAGTTCCTCTTGTCCATTATGGATAACTCGATGATTGACTAAGCCTTCTAAGAGATCTCCACAGGCTTTATAGAATTGCTGACCTGAAACATCCTCGACCATAACTCCTGCATTGCCTAGCCGCTCTGCAATTGTCTGGGTGGCGTACTTGTCATAGCAGACCAGCCGTGGCTTATAAATGTCGCACCATGCCTTTATACTTGCTGCCATCTTTAGCTCATCGATAGCAACCTGAGAGCTGTAAGTCTCCAAGATTCCGATGCCAATCCTCCCATCTGGGAGAAGTTGTCCTGCGACCAATGATCCGTTCCTGCGTGAAGGACTGACATCGAAACCGAATACAGTATAAGCCCCTGGACTCATTTCCAGCGTGTTATCCGATGTATCTTCCAAGATTCCATGTGGCCACGGACTGCTTAGCGAATCGATCCACTGGCAAAGAGTTTCAGTACGCGTGTTTTCAATCGGTGAAGTAGCAATCGCCTCCTCAATCGCTTCCTCTGTGATGGTGTATCCCAAAGAGGGGTTAGCCAAAGCCCATGCATTGCGATCGTCTATCTTGCAGTATTGCGGAGCTGAGTATTCATAAAATCCAAAAGACTTGGGTGGATAGTCGATAGCTCTTTCTCGTAAGTCGTTGAGTACAGTGCTGAAAGCGTCTCCTGCATTAGAGGTAAGAAGCGTTTGAGAATTTGGGTGAGCTCTAGTTGTAGGAGTAGCAGCTCTAAATCCATCTTCTGTGATTTCTCGGACTTCATCGATGTAGAGCAGTCCATTGACGGATC